ACCCCAGGGATCCAGAAGCTCCAGTGCAACTCGTCCCTGAAGCTCTGCGCGACCACCTGCGGAGCCACACTCGTCAACAATTGAAGTCGAAAAAGACCCCCTCAAGGTTCCCGTAATGGGTTCCCGAGGGGGTATTTTTTCACTGCGGGCGCTATCCTGGCTATAATGAGAGCGACACATGTGCCCTCCTCAAGTTCGCATGTGACGACCGCTCGAAGCTTCCTAGGGCCAGTGAGCGTAAGGGTTGGCTAGACACGGGAAAGCCCGCTTCGGCGGGACTTTTCTTTTGGTCCGAAGAGTTGATAACTTCTATTACGTCAAGTCGTATCAGTGGAGGACGAGCTTCGTCACCACTTCCTTGAGGCCCAAGACGTTCACAGCGAACACCATGCCACCGCCGTACAGTGCCCACTTGATCTGCAGCAGGACCTTCTCGATGGCCTTCAGGGATGTCCCAAAGTCCTCCTGTGAGTCCTCGAGGTCCTCGAGCTTCTCTTCCTGTGCGTCCATCCTGAACTCCAGCTTCGCTACTCGGCTGTCGATGTTGTCTTCCATTTTCGTTACTCAATCGGCTGCGCTTTCGCGAGCAGCGTGGTCTTGTCGTTGCTCGAGTTCGTGTCACCGAACCAGAAGTGAATGGTGGCCAGCCAGGCAGTGCCCAACGAGCCGATGAGGCTGTACAGGATCGCCTTGTTGGCGTCCGGGGTGTTGAGGAACATCATCCCCGCCACCAGGCCAAAGAAGCCCATGGTGATGACCAGGGTAAGGATCGGTGGGACCCAGGAGCGCGTGGAGGTCTGCATGGTGCGGGCACCGGCCACGTCCTGGACCTTGAGCGCCGCGAGGGCCTCGGCATCCTTGAACCCCAGCGTGGCCATAGCCACTTGGAAGTCCTGGTCGGCCTTTCGCACGGCTGCAAGCTGCTCGGGAGTGGCTCCGGAGATCGCCTGGGCCACGGCGTCCTGGCGCTGCCCCACGGGGTCGTTGGAACCCGGGGTGAGACCGAAGACGTGCTCGAGGGCCGTGACTGCGGTGCCTGCGAGAGGACCACCGATGGCCGCTGCGATGGTAGGGGCGAGGTTCGTGACCGCGCCTGCGATATCAGTCCAGGTCATGCCACCTCCTTGAGGCCGAGAAAAAACTCAGCCATTTCACCATCACGGCGTGCGACCAGGCCAGCCATGACCTTGCCTGCTGCCTTGTTCCATTTCACGAACTCGTGCCCTGCTCCCTCGACGTCCCCCTTGTTAAGGAGTGCCAACATCGTCGAGTGGTCGAAGTTGCCCGTGCCCACGTTGTACATGAAGCTGCACAGGGCGGCCTTCTCTTCGTCCGAGAGTTCGATCTTGACCTCGGAGTCGATGTGCTTCCCGAGGGCCTCCACGCGGTCCAGGAGATCCTGGTCAGCTTGGACTTGGGTCCATACCGTTGCTGGGCCGATCTTGGGTCCCGTTGCGCCGTACCCAATGGTCCATGGTGCGGCACCGGTCGCAGGGTCGGGGTATGCCTTGAGGCGGCATCCTTCGAACTCCTTAATAAGTTTCAGTGCTTCGTCGCACCATGTCATGTTTAAATCCTTTGTGAGGCTTAATCGGGGATGATGGCCCTTGCGCCCTCGTCGGGTTCCAGGGATCTCTGGCAGTGGTCCTTCTGGATCCGGTTTAGGAGACCGCAGAGGATGCAGCCCCAACGCTTCCCCTCAGCCTCAGCTTTCGCTGCGCGACTCGAGATGGTTTCGTCGGGGTCTCCACCCGCTACGGTGTTAACGAACTGGTCCAGAGAGACCAGGAGGTTCCATAGGTATTGCATGGCGTTAGTCGAGGGTTAATCCAGCGGGAACGGAGGGAGAAGCCCAGGGACCTCAGAGACCGTGGGGAACCCTCGCGTCCCTGCCTGGACATCAGCCAAGATGCTGTAGGCCGTGTTCCATACCTGAGACCGCCACGCACGGAACGCTTGGCCTTCCTCTTGGAACTTAGGGACCGAGGGTTCGTCCGCGTATGTCACAGCCGTGGTGAGGTCGTCGTAGTGATACGACTGGGCCTTGGCGTCCATGAGGGACTGGACGGTGGACGTTAGGAGGGCCTGGAGTTCTGCCGGGGTAGGCTGAGGGGGACTGTAGGGAGTCGCTGTGTTGCCTTGGGAGACCCAGAGCAGGTACGCAGCGTAATCCGAATTGGCTTCATCTTGGGGTATAAAGGCACCATCGGAGTTCCGAACTATTCCACCGAGTTGATTGAGTGTGTAGGTCATTGTTTAGAGTTCCGCAGAGGCAGTCCAGTGGAACATGTATTCATGTCCCGCCACAAGTAAACTGTTGCCATAAGCCTGCAAGCTGTTTACTCCAGTAAACCCGCCGACTGCAGCGGTAACGTCTGCGCCCGCGTTGTTGTCATAGAACTTACCAGCCGCGCCACTAATGTGGCTGTAGAACGCAATCGTGGGCACCGCTCGCTTCGTTACGCGGAAAGGGATGGTAGGGGCCGTGAACCAGCTTGTGTTATAGCCCGCCGTATCCCACGCACCAGCCGGTGAACTGGCAGTACCGGGAGCTACACCATCGGTGTATGACTTCTCGTAGTACCGCTGGCACAGTGAGAGTTCATGGCCGTACGAACGGCGCTCGAAGGGAGTCGCCACAGCCCCCTCCTCAACCTGGACATCCGTAATGGAAAGGTTGTTATTGATCGTGGTAGACCAATTCGTAACCCCAGCCACGGAAACGAAGTTACCAGCCGTCCAAGTGTTAGCCGAAGATGCCTGAAGGGAACCTGTGTTCAAAGCCCCAATCGTCAGGATTAGGCCAGCTGCGGGACTCTCAGGAACCGTCATGCTCGATGGGAGAGTCGGGAAGGTAACGGAATATCGAACAGCAGCACCAGTAGTGGCAATGTTGAAAGTCTTGACACACGAGTAGGTAGCGCCACCATCACGAAGAGATACGGCGTAGGTCCCTGGGGCGGTTCCCCGCGCAGTGAAGCTAACCGTGACCTGCTTACCCACCAAGTCATAGCAATTCAAGCCCTCAATAACCTGACGATGAGGCTGAAGGGAGTTTGTACTGGCTAGGCTGGTAGGGACAACGGAAACGCTTGCAGTCCGGAAGAACTTCGCTAATCCGTTCTCATCGGTAAGAGATGTTTGGACAATGTTCAGCGTGCAGCCGGTGCCTGTCGAGGATACACACCAGCGGTCCAAGTCATACACCGAGACTGAGGGGGCAGCGCTGAACGAGGCGCCACGCTGAGCAACCCGCATGTCCCCGTTGATAATCCGGTTCTTGCCGATAACAGAAGAGAGAATGCTTTGGGCATTCGTTGCCGAGGTAGCGGCTGCAGTTGCTGAGTTCGCCGCATTGGTTGCGCTGGTCGCGGCCTGAGACGCCGAAGTTGCCGAAGCCGAGGCGCTGTTCGCACTATTGGTCGCCTGAGTAGCCGAGCTTGAGGCGCTGGTCGAGGCCGCTGCGGCACTTGACGATGCAGCCCCGGCGCTCGTCGATGCTGAGGATGCCTGATTGGTCGCCGTGGTGGCGCTGGTAGATGCTGAGGAAGCCGAAGCGGAAGCAGACGACGCACTCGAGGCGCTGTTGTTCTCAGACGTCTTCGCAGCGTTCTGGCTGGCAAGGGCCGCTGCTGCACTGGCGGCACTATTGGATTCCGAGGTGGCCGCGTTGGTCGCGCTCGTCGAGGCGGCTGTGGCCTGAGTCGTCGCGATGCCTGCCTGGGTCGTTGCCGTGTTGGCGTTCGTTGCCGAGGAAGTTACCGCAGCGTTCGTCGAGGCCACTGCGGTGTTAGCCGTAGCGATAGCGGCGTTGGCCTGGTTCAGCGTGGTGGTTGCCTGCTGGGCCAGGGACGACACGTTGGTCTCGGAGATCGCGGCGTTGCTCGCGGAGGCTTCGGCTTGCACTGCTGCCGCTTGGGCTTGGGAGTTCGCTGCGGTAACCGTGGCGACCTGAGACGTGAGGTTGTCGATCAGTGCGTTGGTCGAGTCAGCCTCCGGGGCCACGTTGGTGCCCGAAAAGAAGGAGGTGGTCATCTGTTGATCAGTAGTCCGTGTTGTAGGCAGGGGAGACGGCCATTGCCGACTGCTCCATGTCAGTCATGCGGGCCTGCTCGTCCAGGTCGCCATAGAGTTGGTTGAAACGTCCTTCGAACGTGGCCGTGCGGTCGTCGACGAAGTAGTCCGTCGCGTAGCTAAGGGCACCGTAGATAAGGAGGTCGGCAGCGATCTGGCCGAAGAGGTTCTCGTCCGTGTCCGCAACCATGGGAGGCTGCGCTGCGTGGTAGACCATCGTGGTCTGGTGGCCCGCAGGGAGAGTCGGCTTGATGAGGAGAGAGCCGCCCACACGCACGTAGTACCGTGGGTCCCCAGGGGCCGTTTGGAGCCTCAGGAAGTGCCCGAGGTCCCTGGTCTCCATGAGACCGCAGTCACTGTAGAGGTACTTGAGGCTGAGGAAATCGGGAGGTAGGACAATCTGGTCCGAGGGAACGTCTTGGGTCCCCTGGGTGATCATCATCTTCTCCATGCCAGGAATGCGGAGCGTGCGCTCGATACGCGTCTGGGCCATTCCGAGGAACTCGTTCAGCAACTCCGTGGTTGCGTCGTTTCGGTTCAGGATCGCTGCGAGCTTCGTGCGGAGTTGTAGAAGGTTCATGTCTTAGATAGCCTTTTCGGTGGCGAGGAAGTACTCGAGGTTCTCGTTCTTGAGCTTCGCCACGGTCTTCTTGATCGGCTCCTGGAACACGTCATATCCATCGCGGTACCACTTGTCTACGAGGGCCGCAGGGATGGAGGCTACGTGCATCATTTCGCGCTCCCGCACGTTGTGGGAGGCAAGGCGCTTGTCGGCCAGTGATTGCAGGAGGGAGTCGGGGATTACTTGATGCGTCTCGATGATGTGGCCGTCCACGTTGGACTGGACCGACACGTTGACGCCATTGTCGAGTTGGATCATGGGGAAGAAAAAGGCCGATGCGCGGCGAGAGTGGACCGGCACCGGCTGTAAAGGAATTTGGAGAGGCCGCGAGTGGGCCTCAGAAGGGAACTACAGGGGCGGAAGGAGGCACACGTCCTCTCCCCTCTTACCCGTCACGGACGGACCCCAGGGCCATTACTGGCCGATGGTGACGTTCGAACCCGTCAGGCCACGGATTGCAGCCGACGCCTTCTGGTTCAGGTGCTTCAGCGAGAACTCGCCAATCAACTGCGTGCGGTTCGCATCGCCGGTCACTGCGAGCGGGATACGGGTCCACGGACGCAGCACAGCGATCTTCCAGTACTCCGGAGCGAACAGGAGTGCCGAGTCGGCCTTCATGAAGCGGTTCAGCACGACCTTCTGCTCACCGAACGGCGAGACGTACAGATCGACCACGTTGACGACCGTCTTGTCTGCCGAGCCATCGAAGAAGCGCGTACGGCCAGCAGCAGCCGTGAAGCCCGCCACGGTGAGCGAGTCACCAGGCTTGATCATCATGATCTTCGCTTCGCCGCCGCCTTCATACAGCTTCTGGTTCGCGGTCAGGATGTCGTTTTCCGACAGAGCAACCGGGGTTGCCGTGTGGTCGATCACGTTGCCCGCGTCGATCAGCGCTGCACCCGTGGCACCCGTGCCGAACACGTTGCCGAACTTACGTGCCGTGGTCTCGTTACCGACCGCAGCGTTCTGCGCCGTACCGATGAGTGCGTACTCGAGTTCACGCTTCAGTTCTGCTGACTTCTTCGAGAGTTGCAGTGCCGTTTCCTTGGCGCGACCGTAGGTGCTGATCTTGTCAGCAGTGTTCGACACGCGGATGGTTTTCGTCAAGATTTGCGTGTAGTTCGACAGCATCGTGGTAGCGTTCATTGCGCTATCCGAAGCATCTGCACCTTCAACTGCAGCGTTCGAACCGACTGCCGCGAGGCTGTCTTCTTGCCACTGGAACAACGTGTTGTGGACCGATTCGGTCTTCACCAACGTCTGGAAGGGGGTATTCGTCGGGCTGATGTTCGAGATCACGTCCGAGATGTCTTCCTTGATACCGACCTGATCGTACGTCTTGAATGCAGTGCTGCTCATTGTGTGTATTCCTAAAGATGGAGTGAGGGCC